CCGTGCTCTAACGAGTATGGACCGAGACGGACTCTCCCGTCTCGTGGTGCGTCGGACCCCCACATGGCTTTCTCGCCATGTATGCACCATAAGGGACCTCCGAACCTCCTTTTCCGGCAAACGGTTAAAGGACCTTGATAGTGAACAGATCACAACCGAATTAATCGGGGAGATCTCGAGCTTACTATCAGAACTCTTCTGCTTGTCAGAGAGCGTACGTAGAGAGATATCTGTCTACGAACATGGGACTGCCAAACAGACTCTACGTCGGTTAATCCGATGTGAAGAGATTTGGCACGCAATCCGGACTACCTGCAACTTGGTTTGGCCAAGACCAGGAAAGTTCATGGAGAGCATGCTTGGGAAGATCCGAGAATGGGTTTTCTCAAACTTCCGGAACCAGAATTGGGTGATATCCCAATGGAAAGACTTCGTCTCTGCGGTTGTTAAATACACCGTAGAAGGTAGTGCTGAGATAGACTTAGAAACCTTCCGAATTCCGGTAATGTGTCGAAGGAGTACCTTCGAGAGCCTATTCGACTTTGTAGTCAGAATAAGGTCAAGCCTTCCGAGAGAGGAGGATTACCTCCGATTCTCACTGTTTAAACAGAAGAGGCATTTTCCCACCGGTGACGCAGATACTGAATCTAAGTCACTGGACGGCCACTTGAAGGCATTGACAAACATGCCTTACGAACCGAAGGGAACCACTATACCCGAGCTAGCTAGTGCTCTACGAGCTTGGCTTGGATACCTGGACAGTGTGGGAAAATTAGCATGGAACTTTGCCGTGCAATCTGCCCATGTGTCTACTACGAACTCCTCTGTATTCTCGCATACGCGAGAGCAAGGTGGTCGTCGTGGTTGGGTCCGTGAGGAAGTTGAACCCTGGTTGAGCCAGGATTCAACTGAGTGTGATCCACCAATTGAGGTAGCAGTCCTCAACCTTCCCACGGGCAAGGTATTACGCCTTGACCCTGAGGAGGGAATCACGGTTAGGGAAATGATTGACAAAAATCATTCCTCGAAAACTTCGGTAGTTAATACCGGAGGACCTTTTGGTGCGTACACGGCAGAAAGACCGTGGTCGTACTACGCCTTTATCATGTCATACCTCCTGGTTATCCGGGATAATGACTCGACAAGGCTGGTCAGAAGGGCAGTTGTTCCTGAGCCCGGGAACAAGGCGAGGATAGTCACGGCGTCAACCGCCGACATGATATTCTTCCTTTCGCCTTTTGGACACATACTGCGAGCCGTTCTATGCGAAGTTCCCATGCTTCGCGCCGGACTCGTAGGTGCGTCCCACCTCTGGAGGTTCTCCAATACACTCAACAAAGATCATGTTGATGTGATTTTGGCAGAGCTCGTGGATCCTAAGCTAGACTTGGTAATCCAGAGCACAGACCTGACTACTGCGACAGATGTGTACGCTCTAGAGGTTGGCAAGTGTCTCTTTGATGTGTTCATGGAGTGCGCTTGCGGGAAAGTCCCGACACCGACGTTAATCTACCTGGCAAAGGCCGGGGAACTCTACTTTAAGAGTAGGTACGTTAAGTTACGGGCTGAAGAACTCGCCCAGGCACTGCATGACCATAAATTGGAACATGTAGGCTTCGATGAGTTCTATGAAGAGATTCAGACAGCCGAAGGACCTGTGCGGCAAAGGTCATACAAGCTGAGAGATTTCTCTTCCACGGTTACTGCCATACAGACAAACCGTGGGCTGCTTATGGGAGAGCCCCCTACAAAAGGAATGCTCACTCTAGCAATCGCTGCCTGCACCATAGCTGCCGAGAGGAGGACGGGTATCCGGTCACTCGCTTGGGCATCACTAGGTGACGACAAGATTTCCCTGCTAAACAGGCCCACAGCGGAGGCCTTCAGGGATATTCTTACGGAAGCAGGATTCCTGATAAGTGGACAGGATTACATATCTCCTATCCACATCGGGATTGGTGACTACGTAGAGGAAATTCTAGTAGTACACAGAACTGACGACAGCAAACTCCTACTCGAGGGGAAAAGTGTCCGGATACCCGGCACGCATAGTCGTCAGATTGACATACACAAGGTAGACGGAATTAAAATCCGCGCACTGTGTCTGCCCCAAAAGGGTTCTGACGGTAGAGACGTCAGGAATCCCTTCTTCGGTCGCGCCAAGAATCTGGCGACGGCCTTACGGGTTTATGGCTATGGGAGAATCCCAAAGCTTTACAAATCCGAAATCAGGAAGGTAGCTCATTTCCTTCTAATGGAAACATACCAGGGTTATTATCCCTGTGACCGACCTGAGATTCTACTCCCTACTAAGTTGGGGGGTTGGGGTCTAGGTTGGTTCCCGTCCTTGTATAACAAGAACAGGGAACCATACTTCGAACCCGAAGTAGAGGTAGTGTTGATCAACTGGATTGCAAGAATCCTAGCGATCAACAAGGACGAAAGGAAGGAAGTTCTTCCGAAAATCGTCAATGCTGCACGTTCAGCAACTCATCGGGGAATCCCGGTAAGTATGGATGAACGTCTGTCACGACTAGAAACCTGGTCATTGACAGGAGCTACTCGGCTTGGTCACGTCTGGAGCACTTGCAACGACATGAACATTGAGCCCGAGGAGGTGGTAGAGTCCGAGTTCCGGATGCTATCACAAATGCTTGGTGATTCCTCTCAAGAGATCACCCATGCAAAGTGGAGTCTGATTAAACAGCTTCCCATTAGGGCTGACAGTTCCTTTCTGTCTAACTATTGTGTACAGGTTAGTCCTGGCTACACAATGGTGCCCTATGTCCTGACCCTAGACGAGCTTAGGAGAATCCCAGAGTTCGAAATGAGGATCATGAACGCCATCCAGGAGAAGGTCAGGCGGATTAACCGCCGCTACCCTGAGATGGTTGCTCTATACAAGGAGAGAGCTAGAAGCTACTTCGTAACTGATACGAAGGCTCTGACTGAACGGCTCGTCACGATTAGGTCAATCCTAAACGGAGAAGTCACAGAATCACCCCTCAGGCTTGCTACAAGCCGGGAGGTAAGAGCACCCGAACCAGGCTCAGGGCCTTGGACAGGAGCTATGGGCTGGCTACTGAACTGTTTTGACAGAACACGTAGAGACGTCGCCCAAGGCCGCGAGGCAGCTATCCCGGATACACCGGGAAGGCACCTCCTACCTCGAACTCAGAATAGAGTACTACTACATGAGGCTGAGGCGTTGGAGAGCTTAATCGCTCAACAACAAAGGACGGTACGTGAGGCGAGAGACGCTTATGTACAGTCATGTCTGCTTAGGCTCGACCCGGACACACCGTGGTTCGATGACCCAGCAGCTACCGGTTGGAAAAGACTTGAGAGACCTCTCAAGTCATGCCCTCACCCTGCAATGGTGGAGGACTTCACAACCGAGTATACTATTGACCTATCAATTAGATCAGTAGAGGAAGCCATAATTGCCAAGGACCCGTCGATAACACGACTGGAAGTACTGGAATATGACGACCGGCTTTTGGAATTCAACGTGTTCTCGAAGTCTACCCTCGAGAGAACAGTTGACCTCTTAATCTCCCTGGAAAAAGGAGAGTATTACGAGGACGCCAAAGCATCATGGAGCTTGTCCTACCCGCTTGGCACACAGGCGGTTGGAAGAATACGTGAAGAACTCCTGGAGAGAGCCTCTGGAAGCCTTCATCGTATGGACAAGTTCGAGAAACTCAAATTCAAGAAATTTAAGAACTACTTGTCTTCCTGGGAGCCGAAGGGTTATTGCTACCTCTCGGCGGTTCTTGCGTCCAAGATTCGGAACACTCGAGCCCTATTCCTATAACGGTGATTAGCCGTGTCGCATCGAAGCTAATAGCAAACAGGTGCAGGAGATTCCTCCAATTTTCCGCGGTAGATAATCTACACATTAACAGTACTGAACTGTTGCTGCCATTGGACTGACCAATTACTACGGTATATCCGTAGCTTACTTACACAGGTAAATGTGTATCTGGCACAGAACCAGACCGCCCGAAAGAGCGC